GATAACTTCGTTATCTTTTAAAGATGAAAATCGATCTAGTTTAGATGAAGGAACTTTGGATCCAGATAAGGTTAGGGAATATAATCATAAAGGTAGAATTTTTGCGTTATATAAAGATTCTTTTCTCGGTCGATTTTTGCAATTTCGGAAAATTGAACGAACATATTATCCTTATTTTCATTTGTTGTATCCTGGTGCCCGCAATTTAAGTGCTCATATTGAAATTGGTACTTCTTGGCTTAAGGGAGGTGCTAAGTTAAAATATGATGCATTATTTGGAGAATTGGGTGATAAATATGAGTTAATTCGTGATAATAATGATATTACTTATCGTAGTTATAAATTTGTTAGTGCGGGCACGCAAAAGTTCTTCGATGGTGATATTTCAAGCCTTGATACTTCAATTGGTGCAATGCACTTGGTATTTTATCAAATGTTTTCTTTGGTATGGTTGGAGCGTGATGATAAGGATCCAATGTACTTGTTAATACAGTGTATCATTGAAGCATTGTCTGAGATGTTGGCCGGAAAGACTGTTAGGTGGATAGAGGATTTTATGCTTATTATTGGTTTTATGCCTTCTGGAAGTTTGGAAACGTCCCATGGCAATTCTTGGATAATGATAATGTTTTATTGGTTAGCATATATTTTTACTGTGATGGCTGAATCTGAAGTTTCTGTTCGAAGAAGAATATGGACGTATTTGCTTGCCCGTAGAATTATAAATTTGTTCTTTGGTGATGATTTTTTGGGTGGTAGTCCTCGTGATTTGGACGAAATTTCTGTTGAGGGGTTTGCTGAATTTATCTTTGTTAAATATGGTGTAGTTATGAAAAAGAAAAATACATATAATTCTCTTATTACTTATCATACAGTTGTAGGCGGTACAGTTTTGCGTACTGTTTATAATGGTCCAGTGTATTTGAAACGTCAGTTTGTAATGAGTGAGAATTTTGGTTTGACTGTTCATCATCCTAATATTTGTCCTATTGTTCCTTGGCGTCCTTTGATGCAATATAAATGGCGTATGGCGGTTCCTAAAGACAGGGGAGCACCTGTATTTCGAAATTTGAGCAGGTTGATAGGTTTAGCATATGATACAATTGGTGTTGAACCATTGGCATATTATATGATAAAATTTGTGTTTGATATTGAATATGAAATGAGTTGTCATACTTATGGTAAGCAAAATGTTGATCGAATGATCCCTGAGTTGTTGGCAGACGACAGGAAATATTTGCTAAAAATTGGAATGCAAGGAATTCCAGAAAGATTTCCTGATTATGATGAGCTTTTACATCTTAATTATATGGATCGGGAATACCATCTTACAAAATATTCAGAAACTCGTACATGGCAGGAAAGCGTTTTGGAAGTAGAAAATTGGTAGTTGTGCC